CTCCAGCGTCCCTGGCTGTAGATCCTCCGTCACGAGGGTTTTCAGTACAAGAAGTATCTGAACTTTCATTGAAGAAATTATTATGGCGTTCAAGTACGAGTGCTCAAGTTAGCTATATTAATGAACCATATACGAAGCCTATTGTGCTTCCCGACCAAATTATGTCAGATACAATACCAAATGCTCCACCTAATGATTTTGTGACACTGACAGATATAAGTGCTGTAGCGTTATTTGGATTATCTAGTGTAGACGAACTCACACCATTCAAAACGTATTTTGGTGATTCGTCCCAAGCTTTTTCTATTCAACAATCATTAGCATACCCATATCTATTCAAACTTAACTATGCTATGTTACGTCCATGGCCTGCAAATCCTGACCTAGCATTTTCAGGAATTTGTTCAAAAAGCAATGTAAATATATTAGACTATATTGTTCCTTATTATTTGAATAATGGTGCGTGGCGTGGAACATTTTGTCGAACGTCGGGAAGTGGTATGCTATCCCGCAATGGAACTGATATTATACGCGAATCTCAATTATCCTTTTTATTTGAAAACGGTTTTTTTACTTCATATGAAAAAGATACTACAAAATACAGTACTACACCAATCTCAGCCAAAACTCCTCCTGCGGCAACTTGTTATTTATACAAAGGAGGATTTGGATTTCCAACATCCCTTGATGCTATATGGCGACGAACACTTGCCAATCCAAGTAATATCTATTACTCAGGTGGAACTGTTATGATAGGTGAATCATTAGAGCCACGTGATCCAACATTGGCACTTGATACAATTGGTACAGCACGTATTGATAATATATTAACAAATAGTTTAGAAACATTATCAGATCGTCGTTTAAAATCTAATATTATTGAATTAACACCTAACTTAGATGTGTTATCAATTGGTACATATAGTTTTAACTATAATTCAACACCTACTTTGAAAGAAATCGGATTTATTGCTCAAGAAGTAGAAAAAGTAATACCTGAAATTGTGCGTGAGCATGATGGTATGAAAGCAGTACAATATGATAAAATGGGTGTATTGCTATTGCCTATTGTTCGTGAACAACAAAAACGAATTCAAAATTTAGAGAATCAACTTTTAGAATTACGTGGACTTGTAGGCCGATTATTTGCTCGTATTATGTAAAAATTTATATTATTATAATTTATATAGTTTTCTATAAAATATAATAATTTATTGTTGATTTTTATAAACCTTGTATCCAATCCGCAACTTCTTCCGTTATATTGGATTTAAAAATAGATACAACGGTTTTTGGAGTAAAAAACACAAATGTTGGATATGAACGCACACCGCAATAACCTGCTGTATATTTATTAATGGTTTCATCACATTTCCATAATGTTAACCCACGACTTTTTGCTATTTCACTCAGTTCATTAAAATTTAATTTTTGACAGGGTCCACACCAAGCTGCCGTAAAATAGATTAGAAATCCATTATCATTTGGTCGTACAAATGGGGATAATCCATTCCACATATCTTCAAATTGAGCCTGGTTTTCTAAGATCATTTTGCTTATTAAATGATTGGTGTGTTTAGATATCTTAAAAAACTGAAGTGTTTTGGAGAAAAATTATTTATAATCAATGTCTTTACTTCCTTTAGCAATACAATCATATAATGATGCTATAGAATTATATAATATGAATTTAAAACGAAAATATAAAGCACTTGCTATGTATATTAAGGCTAGACATGACTATGACTTAGCACGTGTGAATAAATCTACATGTATACATGAGTTACATCAACTTAAACAAGAAGCTGCTTTAGATTTCTTTGCGACAACACATATAGCAAATGAAGGACTTATTATGGTTGATCATGCCGCATATCAAATTGAATTAGTTCGTAATATGGACATTAATTAGATTATCCATATTGTTTGCTAATTATATCATAAAATCCCTTAAGACCACCAGCAAGAACCAGTGCTGATAAGGCACCTGCTATAACAGGACCTGGACCATGTTGATGACTAGCACCGCCTGTCTGAACAGGTTGATGTGTTGCTGAAATAGGTTTAGCTATGGGTGCTTCAACATGTGAACCATTGGCTGCTGGCACATTGGCTGCTGGCACATTGGCTGCTGGCACATTGGCTGCTGGCACATTGGCTGGTGCATTTGCTGCATTTACTGCTGCTACTACTGCTGCATTAGCTGCAGCTGATGCTATATTTGCAGCATTTGTTGCGTGTTCCATTATTTTTGTATTAGCATTTTTAGCATGATTAATAACATTTGCTACTATTTCGTGTGGATGTGCCATATTAGCCTGAGTCCAATCAATAAATGTAACAGGTCTAGCATTATTAGTATGTTCGACCTTACGTACCTTAAACACATCAGCACATATTGCTTCCGTAAATAGCAAACTATATGGTATAGGTGGACTAATACCATCCTTTAAGATTGAATCGGTCATAAAAAATGCATGTGCAGCGTCCCACAATACCCATAACCATCCAAATAATATTAGGAAAATATTGAAACAACTTATGAGTTTTAATAAACCCTGTCCCCATGTACCCATATAAAATTTATCTAAGCCTAACCAACCAAAAAATACAGCTAAGAATGTATACAATAAATATGATTTTGGTGCTGCATATTCTTCCTGTGTTCCACCTTCGGCAGGTAATGGTGTAAATACTCCACGACCAATTCCTCGTAACCAATCGAATGGACCCGTTAGTCCTTCCTGACGTATTTTTTGACCATCACTTACAATCTGGGATACATCCCACCAATGCCACAATCCTAAAGTAAATAAGTTCATAATAAACTTCTGAGTGCCTGTAGCATAACTACGTAAGTAAAAATGGTCTACTCCAATAAATCCAAAAAGTATAGATAATACCACAAACACATAATAGTTTCGGTCGGGTTTACCACCCCAAAATATTACATCGCTGATATGATGCGACATCCTCTACCGTGTCGTATTTAATTTACACGGTGAACAGAACGCCACCTAAACCTGCAACTATGCGTAAAACGTTATAATTTGTTACATACACTGTGACACCTGAAGGATATGATTTTACAATAGGATTCATTGTTAATTGTAATACAATATTGTCAATGCGGCTTCCATTACATGATCCCTGTGGTTGTGATGCCTCCGGGGCAAGGCTGAAGGAATAAACGTATATAAAATCGTTAGGGATTGCTGTATGTCGTTGATAAGGTTGAACCAGTCGAAAATATTGAGCATTTTGTCGTTCAAATCTGTCAAATCCATCAAACTGTAGCAATGCGTCTGAGATTAAATCCTGGTTAGGTATACCATACTCAAGCAATAAACGACTACCGTAGTTGAACCATTCATGTGCGTCTAACATGCGGTCTTGGTTGACTACCCATATCATTTCTTTCATTGGATGATTGAAGATAAGTGGTACAGTTGCTGTTCTGGCATTTTGAGGAATACTGAAACGCTTTTGTTGTTGAGTTTGTTCAATAAGATATTCGTGTTTAGAACTAACAAAACGACGACGTTCATCTGTATCTAAATATATATAGTCACCCCATAATGTCATTTCAGTAATAGTTGGTGGAGAATCAATCAAGGGCGGACAACTTGTTCCATTTAAAATTGCTTGCTCATAGGATGTACGCCATACCATATCATAACCATTTTTCATTTTAATATAAATTTTCACAGGAGTTGCCTGTAAAGCAATTAATGGTAGTGCCAAACCTGGATTACGACAAAACCAGAATGATAATGGAAGGTATAAATGATATGGTCCTCCTAAACTTCCACCTGTACTATCATAGACTTCTGTTGTACCTGTCATAGCATTAAGACCATCTTTCTTTGATCCCGGTGTAGTAAGCTGTGCCCATAAATATAAGAATTCACCATACTGTCTATCTATTTCCTGTTGTCCAATCCAAATACTAATATAATCAATCATAGCATAAGCTAGACCGTTCACATAGTTTACATTGTCTTGAATTGTAACGTAATCTGTATTTGCTACAGTTGCTATTCCACATGGAATATTTTGAATAGGTGGCACGGGTCCAGCTGCGGTGATTTGTGGAAGTGTAATCTCCAATACAAGCTGAGATAGTAAATCGCCATCACGTGGCACTGTAATTGTAATTAATTTGTTAAAATCTGGCTGTGTCTCCATAGGAATGCGTCGAGTCTCCATACTAAAATTGGTATGACGACGGTATACCTGTTTAAAAAACGTCGTCTGTGGATTTCCGGAAAGATAGATATCTTGCCGCCCAGTCGCAACTAACTGAAGTAATCCTCCTGAATTGGACATACTACTACTCTACAGATAATCTGGTGTTTTAAACGGGACGCAAAAGTGTGGTTGATTGTGGTGGAACGTTTTCGGTACAGTGACTAGGAATGGCGTATAACACGACACAAACACTTGATACCCTTCTTTTGCGAGGGTTAAACTTTCGTACGCCTGCTAATGCTGCGATTTCGTCACAATATACATTGTACGCAAATGGTGGTGGTCAGACGTATTGGAGTAATAGTATTTCCCCGACTGATCTTTCAACATTAAGCACAACGATTCAAACTAATATTTCATCAATGACAAGTACTTTACAATATCAATCAACTGTTACAGGTAATGTAAATGCTGCGTATATAAGCACAACAAATGGATTTTGGATTGTTGATCAAGGATTTAGTAATGTTGATGCAGTATTACGTAATAATATTATTGATTTAAGTACTTCAACTGATACAAGTTTGAGTAATGTATATACATATATTGATACTTCAATTCTTGGAATTAGCACATATTCAACATTTTATAATCAAATATCTGCTGTACAAAGTTCTGTGAATACTTCTGTATCCTCATTAAGTACAGCGTTATATATTCAAAATGCTAGTACTTATTCATCTTTAACAGCAAATTATTTGGCAGCAGATAATAATTTATGGAATAGTACGTTATCAACAGTAAATCAGCAAATATCTACATTATCATCTGTTGTTGCGTATGAAGCCGATTTATCTACTTTAAGTACAACATTGACATCCCAACTTTTGAGTACAACACTTGGCGTCAATAATTATACTGATTCACAAATTGGTAGTGTAAATAGTACTATAAGTACAATTTATTTTAGCAGTATTATACCATTTCAAAGTACAACTGTAGGATTATCAGGAATTTTTCTACCTTTTGCTGGTTTGAGTACAAATTTTTCAAGTATAACAGGAAATTTGATTTATTCGTCTATAACTGTTAATAATGTTTATGTATATAGTACCATTTATGGTCTTAATAGTAGTCTAAATACATCATTATCATCATTAAGTAGTTTTACCTATTGTTTATCTAATTCATATAGTACATTTTCTACAAATTATGTATTTGATTTATCAACTACAAATGGTCTTATTACAAATAATGCTTCAAGTATAACAGGTCTTCAGTTAGAATTTAATGTTATTACAACTAGTTCTATTTTATTATCTATATACAAATCATTTGTTGATTTAGAATACTATACATCTAGCTTAATTGGAAGTACTAATACGAGTTTTGCTAACTTTGAAAGTCAACTTGTATCAACTACAGGTGCCCAAAATGTATCATCGAGTACAGCCTTTTTTAATGCGTATGTAAGTTCATTATATACCTCTACATTAAGTACAGTTGTACCACTTACAATATCTTATGTATCATCACTAGTATCAACCTTATATAGCACTAGTTATACTTATTTAATTAGCAGCTTAAATTCTACAACAACCGAACTTGTTTCTGATTTTAATAGTACAATTAGCAGTTATACCTATATTTATATTAGTACTGTAGAAGATAATTATAATTCATCTGTATTACAATATTTATCAGCACCGTCAGCATGTTTATTATCTACCTACAGTTCATTGAATTATATGGCATTGACATGTTTCCAAAGTACATCAGTCGGTCAATTAGCCTTTCAATCTACCTTGTTTGATTCTACATTTTCATATTGGGACTCTTCATTTACGAGTCTTGATAGCACGACTACATCCTATATTTATATACAATCAAGTATAATTACAAGTACATTAACAGGTTATCCAAGTACATTAACTTATTATTTGAATAGTACAAATACATATATATTAAATTATACCTCTATTCAAGCAAATAATACATTAATAAATATTTCAAATTCTACGAATACAACTTACAATGCCTTTGTAGCTGACTTACAGGCAGCATCATCTACGGCAGCATTGTCATCGCTTTATACCTACAATAATATTGATTTAAGTAGTACAACATCAACTGCCACAATGGATTTAGCATCTTATCGTAACTTCTATATAAATATATATAATATTATAGATGGAACACCTTATGTTGTAAATTATTATAATGATACTATTTCTACTTTGGATTATCGTTCTGGAATTATTACATTAAATATTAGTACTGTAGGTTCAGCATATACATATAATGGCGGACGATTGCGACTCGATGTAAATCGTTGGGGCATTCCTACTGCAACTATGAATAGCCTTACTCCATATATTAGTAGTGCGGCCTACACAGTTCAATATCAATATAATATTATTAATAGTATTGTAAATACAAGTTTATTGAATATTTATCCAGTATTAGCAATTCAAAATCCTTATGTAAATTCTTCTACTACATTGAATGTATATATAAGTAGTTTAGGAATGTATTCATCGTCGGCATTCTGGCGTGGAAGCCCTATAACTGTATCATGGACAAACTATACTTTCTATCCATATTTAAGTACACTTAATATGAATGTTGATATATTAATTGACGTTGTTGTCGCAGGATCAACTATATCCTCTTATGGTCCTTATCCATTTTCACAATCAACTACAACTATATACGCACCATATTTAAAAGGCCAAATTTCACCAGTTATATCAACATGTGTAGATATATATGTTGCTGGTTTGGAATCTCAATCTGCTGTATTAACATTCAATACAATGATTCCTGGATTCGATGATATTAGTCTTACACCGTTTGGATACCCTGGTAACCAATCTATCAATCATGGATATGGTCCTAACTGGATGGGTGGTACAGAATTACTTGCTTTAACAGATGCCGCTGCTACACAAGTATTAGCACCACCCTTATATAATCTTACACCAATTGTGACAACAAATAATACTTCAATACCTAATCCTTATTTATACTACAATAATAATCCACAATATTCACCAAGCAATTTCTTAAATGGTGTCTTTAATACATTAGCTATGTATGGTACTTTTTTACCCGTTACAAATGTTTCAGCCATTACTGGAACTTATCAGTTCTATGATGAAACTATATTAGGCGGACCCTTATCGTTAAGATTTAATATGCCAGGAAATTATTTAGTCTTGCTACCCTACTTAATACAAAATGTATCAATAACTGTGTATATTTTTGACTTAACAACTGGAAATTTAATTTATAATTCACCAATTTCAGATATTGTTAATAATGGAGATGGAACATATTCTTTACAAGATAATACTATTGCTGTACCATTGTTTACTAATGTTGGCGACTCATGTATTGTATTTATAAGTGTTGGAACTATACCCATAAATGAGCCTGGACAAGTTATGGCTGCCTTAACATCTGTTGGATACACACCGTCTACCTTTGTAGGTCCAAGCGGACATCTAGGATTAGGTGGTCCACCATATAGTTTAGCGGATGAACTTGCGTATACTGATATTCAACCATATATCACATCGAATGCACTGTTTACAAGTATAACTATTGATGCCGTATCTACACTTACATATTATAATTTCTCTACACTTGGAAATACACCTAATGATATATATAATCATATTACAAGTAACGCAACAACAGGTATGTCCATAACTGGTTCTGTATATTATAATGGCGATAGTTATCAAAGTTCATTCATTACAACAAATTCCGATAAGCCACAAGTCTTTCATATATAATTTTTCCCTGAATGGGTATTTAAGCATTTGAGATAGTCTTAATATCTAAAATGATTGCTCATCATCCTACAACTGGTCAACCTATTCGTATATTACAAACTGAAACTCAAATTCATAGTGATTTGAAAACTCTTGTGTGGATGCGTTCATCCTATAAACCTAGCTACCGATGGACACGTTGGTTTGGCGTTGTCTCTGAACCAGCTGCTTTAGAACTTTACCAGGGTTCCCCCTTAGCTGTTATAGTTAACGATATGATTGATACGTGGCTTCCTTTGCTTCCTACAATCTGTAATGATGAAACTGATACATTGCTTGTGGGTTCGTCAGCCGTTATTGATGCGTTAGCAAAGGCTGGATTTACTAGCCAACGTACTCTTGTTATTGAAGACCTTATGGATAGTTATCCGTATTTAGCAGAGCCAGTTACTACTAAGGATCCTATTGAAAAAATTATACTGTGTCTTGCTCATATATTACGAATGAATCGTGTGGTTTGGTCTTCATCTGTTATACGTGATGAAATGCCATTTGGTGTACGTGTTCAATTAGATGTATGGTTACGTACATGTGGTGGCAAACTTGAACAGATTCCTATAGATAGTGATGATTCTTGTATACCACGCACATGGTTAATTCAACAATATTTTCGTCATTCATCAAATCGTCGTCATAAAGAAATTATGACATGTTTAGAACGAAACATTGAATGTCCACTTATTGACCATATTTTGCTTATGAACGAACAGGATTATAGTGATTTACCGAAGTCAGATAAGATTGTTGTTGAATTAATTGGTCATCGTCTTACTTATTATGATGTATTTCAGGCTATACGTCGATGTGTGCCTGCTGGTGCTTTCGTGATTATTTCAAATTCTGATATTTGGTTTAATATGACATTAAGACATCTATGGCGTATTGGACTCAAGGAACGTCAATTGTTTTTAGCACTATTACGTTGGGAAGATAAGGGTGATATTAATCACGCTGTATTATTTGGACCACGCTCAGATTCTCAGGATACTTGGATACTTGCTCGAGATTGTGTTACTTTTGAACCCAATGAAGAAGATTTTGGATTCCCATTTGGAAAATCTGGATGTGATAATGCTCTTGCCTTGGTTATGATGCGTAAGAAGTTTATTGTAACAAATCCAGCCTATACTATTAAAACATATCATCTTCATAGCACAAATATTCGTAATTATGACCCTAAAGATGTATTATATCGTCCATATTTTTTATATTGTTCTCCTACCGCTATTCAACCATGTATTATCCAAAAACAACTTGGTGAATTTAATCTACTATCGGCACCTGTACGTAAAGCATGGGCTGAACGTCCATTAGGTCGTTCATTTGTAAGACCTATTTTTGGGTTGAACGATAATAGCGTTCAAACTGTGTGTAGTATGTTAAAACGCGAAGAAACATATATTTTTAGTGCAGATGAACAAAATTTATGGACACCGCCGCCGAGTGTAACACCATTATATAATTTTATAGGTGGTACATTTGTTACATGTGAAGGTCTTTTATCAAATTTCAAAGAATTGTTAGTTGGTGACCATACTGAATGGATGAAAAGTTGGTCTCATGCTTCACAAAGTAGCCTTATGAACAGTATTCATGTGCCGAATATGATTTCGGTTCCATGTGATTCAGTATGTGCTGATTCATTAAGTACATGGTGTCTTCGTTATTTGCCAAGAGTTTTGGAAATACGTTCAATATTAAAGACAACTGGTGAAATTGTACCAGAATTTTTAGTTCCCTCAATTTCTGATATTGGTACATTTTTGAATGACTGTGATTGGAAAGCATTTAGTAGTGCGGATGTGCCAGTTGCTGGTAATATAACCGTTATTCCTATGATGAAAGATTTTAACTACTATTCTGAAAATGTTTGGGCTGTGCCACCAACAGAGCATACATTTGTAACCTCTGAAGATATTGATATGTTACGAACATTATTACCTGATAGTGTGAATGAATCTACAACACCTGTTGCTGTTTTTTGTGTAGATGAATCACCTGATGCGATTCTAACAGCTTCTTGGGCTGAATATATAGCTGATAAATATATGTCAAAGGGTTGGACAGTATATTATATAAGAGATACAGATTCTCCATCAGTTCGACGACGTGCATTTTGTAATGCGTCATGGATATTTGGACAAAAAGGACTAGATTGGATGTGGTTAGCTCCAAAAGGTGCTACTGTTATGGAATTTATGTCTGATATGACACCTAATGGCGACCATATTCATTTGGCCGGTGCTTGTGGATTACGTTATGTATTAAGTGTAATCAAAAAAGAACCCCTTGAAGTTCAACGACAAACCGCATTTACGGATGTAGGTAAGGCTATTAAGAAATATGGATTTGAGCAACTTATTGATGTTGTTCGTTCGTCTAAATATGAAATGCCAAAGATTATTATTCCTTATGGAAAAGCATTAGAAGGTATATGGAATCATAGTGGTGATACATTTCGAGAAATGGCTGCTATTTGGGAAGAACGTAAATATGTAAAAATTATAAAGAGTGAGGATACAGGATTTTGTTGGTGGGGAGGTATAGGAGAAATACTTCTTTATGATAGACCTACACCACGCTGGTGGGGTACTATTCCATCTTACCAAATGGCATTATTTGGTAACTGTCCACCACCTGGTCCTGATAAACATATTTTGCGTCAATCTGTATGGGGATTCTGGCCACGGTCGCCACGAGCAATCGAGAATATTGTTCGAACATATAAGAATATGAAGGGGTATAATGGACGTTCAATTAATAGTTTATTTTTGGGTAAGGTAGAAAATGGCGTTCAGCGTGCTCATCGAACAGGTTCAGATTGGTCTTCTGCTGTAGAGCTATTTTCTATGCCATTTGATTCAACAGGAGCAGCATATCCTTATACACAAGAACAATATTTAGAAAAACTATGTGATGCCAAATTTGGATTATGTTTACCTGGATTTGGTCCTAAATGTAATCGCGAGATTGAATATTTTGCCTGTGGATGTGTACCTATTGTAACTCCAGGCGTTGATATGAAGAACTATCTTGTGCCACCAGTAGAAGGTGTTCACTATTTACGAGCTAAATCTCCAGAAGATGTACAAAATATTGTGAAGACAATATTACCTGATAGATGGGCTTATATGTCTATAGCAGGCCGTGAGTGGTGGACACGATATGCCTCGGCTGAAGGATTATTTCGATTAACATGGGCTCGCATTGAACAATGTCGTCCATATATGAATGTAGGTGTACCAAAACATTTTCTTGTATAAATATAACTATATATATTTACAAAAGTTTTTACAATTTTTAATATTTGTCTAATATACGAAAATAAAGAGTATGTCTATTTAAGTATTTAAAATTTGTATGAGTTTCTAACTTATATATAACTACTGTATATAAATGTTCTTCTATTGTTTTATACTGTTGAGGTCTAACATTATATGTAATAGCTGGTGAAATAATGGGTTGTAGTTTACGTATAAAGATTTTCATTGTCTGAGGTAAGTTTTCTTTATATTTTGGATTGTCATCACCTTCATTATTTACATTGTAATAACCCTCAAATTTAATTGATCCTTCAATACCATCACATGTATAATTTATAAATTCATAAATATATGGACATTCTTGTGAATGTGCGTGTAAAAACATAACCTCTGTGCTGACCGACATTGGTTATACATGGGTATAGATTTTATTTTTTTAATATATTGTTTAAAAAATAAGTAATCGGTTTGTGTAAACGATAACGAGATAGATAACTAATAAACCAATTGTTAAACATACCCGTTGCTGACTTATCCATTTGATACCAGTGAGTATGAACTGATTGTAGCGGAGCATTATCATATCTTACACCTATACTTGTATCTGGACGAAATAATGTAAATTTTGTTACATTTATATGAGGAGGTGTAGTTGATTGAAACATACGCCACCAACCATAATTAACTTGAATAGGAAATTCATAGACTGTATTAAGCGGCACAAGCTGTTCCAATGCTGCCTGTTCAAAAAAATGGGATGTAAAACCTGCTATTTTCCAGGCTTCCAAGATAGTTGAATTGCCAAACCACATAAATCCTGCATTATATTTACCAAAACGCATTTCATCGTTTGGTTGAATATAATGTGGTGATAATGCTAAAGTTATACCCTCTGGAATTGCCGGTAATGGAGCTAAATGAGTAATATCAGCATCCATAAACCATACTCCTTGACTTTTTGCTAAAGGGTCTGTGTTAAAAATCCATTCTAATACATTTGCCTTTTCATATGTATAATCTTTAAACATTGAATCATAAATTTTTCCTTTGGTATTTTCCATTTCTTGTCGTCGCTTTCCTTTATACGCATCTAAGGCTATTTTGGATGTAATTGTACATTTTGTTTTAATTAAGTTTATAGGCGTAATAGAATCAGTATATACATATAATTTGGCCTTGGGATGCCATTGTTCCAATGATTTTACAAAAATTCTAAAATCGTCTAAGGCTTCGCTGCCTGTTACAATAAGTCCAATCAATGGAGTAGACATTCTACATTGATTGTGTGTGATTGGTTTAGATTATGAGTCTAATTTTGAATCATCATACGACGCTGTATACGAGCATGTGCCTGCTCTGTATCTACATCACGAGCTGCTACTCGTGCTCTACGTTTCGCCTCCGCGTCTTCACGAGCACGTTCAAACGCCTGAACTGCTGCTGATTCCTGAGCTGATAAAGGTGTAGGTGCCGACCCATATTCACGCTTGGCCTCTTCTAGATTTTTAGGACGACCTTCCAGGGACGCACCTGCTATTCCTTGACTAAATGTTGAGCCTTCTCCATATGCGTATTTTAAGTCTGTATATCCAATACCACCACTAGCGGATGGGGCTTTTGTATACTGGTCTGGTCTAGCTGCACCTAGTTCAGTACCAAAATGCGGTGCTAATGTCATTTCAGCTGGTTGACGATAATTTGAAATCTGATTGTCTGTCTTACTGAGTTTACGAGCTTCATCCTCAAATGTTTTATTAAAAATATCGGCATTATACTTGCCGCGTAAATTGATAGTTGCTGACATACCCGTTGTATCCTGTGATTTAAGCCAATCACCGTATCCATCATCCTTGTCAGGATCAGGTAGTTTGTTTTCTTCAAAAAGTTTATTGAAAACAGTCATATCTAACTTCTTTGGATTGAGTGCCACAGGTGGTTGATCTTCTAATTGTGGTGTGCCAGATGGAGCTGGTGCGGTCTTGGTTATACCACGTGCTGCTAACGCGGAATCCGGTGTGACTGGAGCAGTAAATCTTGGATCTGAGCCATCCGTTGCTGTTTTAGGAATAAGTTTCTCTAATACTTCCTGTAGATACATAAATGCTCGTGTTACATCGTCAAATGCTTGTGGATTACCACCCTTATCAGGATGAGCTTTCATAGCTGCCTTTTTATAATATAGACGAAGAGCCTCGTGTGTTAGAGGTTTATTATCATTAATATTAAGTATACGATATGATTCATGAAGAACATCTAAGGCTCGCTTCGGGGGTGGAATACGAGCTAGAGCAGTTGATTGATTCTGCTGTTGATGACCATCTGTTATACGAAGTGTTGGTTGTTGACGCTGAGCAGTCTGGGCCGGACGCTGTGAAAAACCGCCAGTAGGCCAGGGATGGTATGTGCCTCGCCGAACTGCCGCTGTCCATTGAAGAACTTCTCCATACACACCTGTACGTTTTGCGACATTTACAAATTCCTGGCTTTCAAACAATGTATCCACCATGGATAACCGGGATGCGTCAGATTCTATGCTACTGAGTTTATGCCAAATACTAGCATAGCGTGGTTCTACTGTGGAGAGTGCTGCACCCATTCTTAACGCTCGTGGCCATTTTAGAATGTTGGGTTAAACGAACTAAAAGTCATCTGTAGTTGCGAGTAGTGTAGTTTGTAACCATACTGTAAGGGCATTAACCTTATCATCAAGAATCTCTTTGATTAATACGTTGTTATCATCATAAATACGAAGTATCGGAAGTTTAGACACTGTTTCACGTTCGTCATCGGTAAGGTCATCATCAAAATCTTTGATAGTTAAAGGAAGTTTAAATTTTTGAGCCAGATCGATTACAGTTGGCTTAATAACTTTACAAGGGCTACACCATTTAGCACCAATATAAACAATCGTATACGTCATTGCGTGTACGATTGTAAATATTCTTGTTAGGAGATTCAATTTTTACTTATAACGGCGAGTCTGTTTTCTGAATGCTTTGCGTCCTTTACGCATCTTGCGTAATTTATATGATTTTCTATATTTTTTACCGCCATTCTGCATAACTACATCCTCGTCATAGACATACAGTTGCCTTAGGCCATTATGTGCCTGGTCGTCATTAAGTTCATTAGGTCTTAGTGTTATTTCAGCTTCATAGCCTACCTCCTTCCAGTCACTTGGCACATATAAAAAATTTTGTCTGTTCATTTCTTCATACTTCGCATTTGGACCAACACCCCAATAAGTTGTAGTACGCTTGTATTTTGTAATAAGTATGACTTTATCGTTGAATTTGTGGTCAACCTTAACAATATAGTCCACTATGTAATTTCCATCTTTATAGTAATAGTATTTACCCTCCTCAATATTCTCAAAATTTACCTTGTGATACTGACCAAGCATAGTCCATTGTGGGATATTCGGTGAATGATTGAACGCAAAATCTTCGTCCATGTCTACTACTAAAAGAGTTTATATTCCATTATATGTCGTTTATGTTCTTTTGCAAGTGTATTGAATCCTATAGACTTGTATGTATTGTAAGCTTTTTGATTATCTTCGTGGACTTTGAGTTCAATACGACTATAGGGTTGTAATACTGGATTATAGAGTAATGATGTTAGAAAATGTTTATTAAATCCACTACCGCGAACAGAAGGATTTATAATATAGGATGATAAGTACACACGTTCATACTTTTTCAGCGGTTCGAGTTTACATATGCCAAGAATTGAGTCATTATCGTGCGTAATTGCGTAAATTCCATTGTAATTAGTATTTTCTGATATCATATCTTGAAGATTGAAAGATGTATTACGATAATTGGCTATATGGTGTGTAAATCCGGAAACCGCATTATAGAAACGAGCATTGGCTAAAGCCTTGACGAGTCCAGCGGAAGAAAGAAACTGCAGTGTTGTACTGAATTATGATATAATTATTTTTAAATCATAACTCAATTTTTAGTTTTAAAGATTAAATGCCGCTTGTAACAGTAAATCCAAATGGTGCTGTTTTTAATACAATTTTATTGTTAACAATTTGAAATGTAAGTATCTGTTGTCCCTGAGTTACAATTGGACTTCCAGAAAAAATTATAAGATTATAAAAACTATATATAACATTTGTATTATTGTAGGCATCAGTCTTATTATTATATATATTCAAGTTTAAATATGTTCCAGGAGTTGTATAAACTTTTTAGCGGAGGTGTAATAATTATATCAAATTCAAAATTAGGTCTATAATTTGGTGGGGTTGTTGACGTAAAATATAGTCTTATAAGGTATAAAGATGGGTGTATTGGATCATCGTTTCTTATTGTAAGCGGTCTAGCATCCAATGTAAAATTTTTTTATGTTGTAAGGTCAATTTCTCCATAGGCAGGTTGATCGACTTGTGGAGGACTAACTGCCGCGTTACCATTTTGACTTATAAATCCTGATAATTGAATAGTCTCTATACGATTATCTGTTTGAGCATATTGTTTTAGGACAGATGTCATTCTAGTATTTATTGATATTTTAATCTTCATACAAAAGTTCAATCCAGTGCTTCATTTGAGTCGGTTGAACTAATGGTATCAGTGGCTCGCATTCCCATAAGAATCGACGACCCAAAGAAAATACTGGCCACGATACAGGCCAGGCATATGGATACATCTGTGGAAGTTTAGCATATTCAGGTGGTAACAAATGGAAACTAGATTCTGGTAAAACCATCGCTAATTGTTCTAATGGCTTGAGTTGTACATGTTGTGTACGAGGAATATGTAGTGCTTCCTTGGTATTAAGTACACTTAGAATAGTTTCCATACGTGGAGTTAAAAGCCAGGGATAATACCATTGCGTATCCATTGCGGTGCCGGAATAATAAGCTAGTGTCCATGCCAATGCTTGTAAGTAACTTTCAGCAGCTTCTTCTGGCTTTGAACCCCATAGTGCGTATTTATCATAGGCTTCTGTCCAATTAGGTTTGAGAACTAGTTTTGCTTTTTCATCTCCCTCATGTAGTTTGCGTTCTACTAAGATTGACTCGGCGGCCCACAAAACTGGTGAATCATTATACCGTGCTAATGCTTGATCTTCAGGTTCTTTGCTAGCTGTCATACCTATACGTGCTTCCAGCTTCTTCTTTGTATTTCGTAAAATAAGACGAGGTTCAAGCTGTGCCAAATCTTTTAGAAAGACTTTAAGTGTTTCTACATTATATTCCCAAACATCATCGGTTTTTAGTACAAGTGGTAACATCTTTTGCTTATACAGTTTGAGTAAGGTTTCAACTCCTTCATCACGAATTTTCAAACCCATACCGTGTGGCACAAAGTCATTGCCTAACAAATTCATGAGTCCTACAAAATCGCATATGAAGTCTTGTTTAGCTTGGTCTGGATATGCATATTCTTCATATAATACAGACGCTAGATGTTGAATATTCATATATAAATATTGTTCTTCTCCTAATGCGTCGTGTTTTATACCTCCACCAAACTCAACTTCTTCACGAAACAAGTCTACTGTCATAGACTCTGTACACGCTGTCCACAATGAAAGAACAATTAAGTCAGCATCAAGACCATATACAACTACATCTTTTGGCTTATGTTTACGTATATATTCCATAATTTTCTGTTCGCCTTCACCTGGTTCATCAGCAGCACTGATAATAATTTTTTTTGGATTCGTCTTAGCATAGGTTTTTAATGCAGTTGCCAAATTTGCCATAAACTTTGTACCTGGTGTTATAGCATTTGTGTCCCAACGTGGCTGCGGATTATATGGCACACCTTTGGCAGCTGCTTTAATCTTACCTTCCTCTTCAGATACTATAGATGATTTAAAACGTCGCATACGTTGTTGACGTATTTTTGCCATAGCTACAACTCCATCAACGCCAATATATAATGTTTCTGTAGGATTTACAATTCCGTCTATTTGCTTAATATACGCAATAACAGATGTTATAAGATCCTGTTCCCATTTCAAACGAATTTCATGATTGTATGGTATTTTTTTCTGTAATTTATGTACACAGTGATAAATAGCACAGTTCAAATCTAATCCAAAGACTTGAGGTTTATTAGGGCGATCTTTTGTTGTTAAGCCCGTAATTGTTTGTAGCAAGTGTTTATAGAAGGAGGGGATTCCCATGGCTGCCAATAAAATACTTCGCGAGTTTTTCTCCTTTCTTGAATTTACCAACGATGGATTTAAATACAACCTTCAAGTTTTTCCCGACACGCTCACGGCTGCGGCTTTATTATTTGCTTTATTGTTTCAATCACCACCTATGGCTACGTTTGGTGGGTCCATATTACTATTAAACGTCCTACATTCTCCTTTGTCTAAGTTTATAGCTGCATTTATTCCTGGAACTAAAGATGCCCAAAGTACTGAACAATGTAGTGGACACTTTCCCGGCCTATCGTATGAACGTCTTATTGGTGCAGCTTCATCGAAATCATTTGGGTCGCTAGCAGAGGCAAATTTTCCTAGCTACTATTCTACATTTTTAGGATTTATTGCTGCCTATCTTGGAATGTTACCATTTTTATATGGAAAAGAATTGGATGCCTCTCCTAAACATAAAACATCTACAATTTTTGGTCTTATTGTGTTGAGTATAGTCATTGTAATGGGTGTTTTGTATAGAATCCTTGCTGAATGTGATTCATTTATGAATGTATTTGTTGGTATATTATGTGGTGGTTTTATTGGAGCATTCTTAATTGCTTTTATAGCCTTTATTTCTGATCGCCGTCTTACAAATATATTAGGTTTACCATTATTACGAGCAAAAGCACCAGATGGTAAACCTATTTATGTTTGTGAACGAAAGTAATCTTTGACTCTCCATAATAAGGAAGGACAATGAGTCTAATGCGCTCACGCGAGTTTTTAATCGGAGTCTATCATGACCTCCCGAATGTATTATTTATAGGTTCATTAATACTTGGTAGTATTACAGGTTATTTATCGCTTATATGGGTAAGTTTAGGTCTTATACTTAATGGTGGTATTGTAGCAATTGTACAAGGATTATTATCTATGTTATTTCCTACATGGAATCAAGTACAGGTAGCAGCAGGCTCTGCTATATGTGAAATTATTAGTTCGCATTCTAAGCCATTTATGAATAGCGGTGTAACAGTTGTAGCTCCAAGTCATTGGTTATCCGCTGCTACTTTTTTTGCTGTATTCTCTATTTATAATTCTATTCAGGTGGGTATGCGACAGTCTGTACCAGGAGCTGATAAAGATAAAGTCAATAATCGTCAAGCATTTTCCTTAACAGTATTAACCGTTGGATTAGTCTTTTTTGCATTAATTATGGCTCGTGGATTTAGTGGTTGTGAAACATGGCTTGGTGGCGTACTCGGTGTATTGATTGGAGGTGGATTAGCTATAGGATATTGGCATTTATTAGATGCCTGTGGCACTGGTATGATTCCCGATATTTTACAAGTTGTACAATCATTACCTCCATCTAGTGATAATCGTGAAGATGTACCAGTTGTATGTACACCACCACCCAACTAGATTCTTATAAAAAATGAATGTCCTAAAATACAGTAAACTATACTGTGTGACCCTATGGTGTAGTGGAAGCACGTCTGCCTTCTAAGCAGACAGTCGCGAGTTCGATCCTCGCTAGGGTTATGTTTTTGTTTTTAATTCGGACCGGCTGATACAAGTGATATAAGTAACCCCATAATATTTTTCCAATTTGTAAAATCACCTGGATTTATACTAGAATGAAGTAATGGCTGCCATGCATCTTTTACTTCCGTCAATAAAGTGTGAATTTCTATAAGAATCTGTTCACGTGTACGATTACCATATACTTGTATTAAATTTTGTATTGGAAACTCAGGCAAGTTATTTCGAATATTTACTTGATTATGAAGATGACAAAGTTGATTCCGTATTTGAGTACGAATTCCTTGACCTGTTACTGTAAGTGGATTCGTAACTGATATAATTTTATGATGCTTCAAATAATCTGTTAAATGATGTCTACATTTCGCACATGGCATTGTAGCTGCTGTTGATTTAAGTATATTTGGCCACAACATACCTATATCACGCCGGTCACTAATTTCCGCCAAGTTATGAAATATACGCCATAATCTTGGCCCCCAGTATTGTGGAGAACCGGGTTTTATATCATCTAGTGACATTTAGTATACATTGGCAAAATTTGAAGGCTTTTATGCCGCAAATGTATTTGATAGTTTGTTCTATGACAACTGAAAATAAACAATTATGTCCTGCTGGTTTATGGGACGCTTTTCAGGAGGTACTTTGGAAACAGGATGTTAAATTTGTACAAGCTGTTTCTCGCATTATTTCTGTTCCTGCCAATGATATCAAGAAACGTGTTCTTGGCACACGAGGTCTAGTCACTGTTATTCCAGTTGAACATAGTCCCTGGTGGATTAATACACAATGCCCTGTAATGGAATTTGTTGGCGGAAATATGTGGCGGCGTTGTTCTTCTAAATGTGAACAAGGAGATACATGTTGGGATCATCGTAAATTGGCGGCTTATAGACGATATGATGACCCTTATTTTGCTAAAATACCTAAGCGTTACCCTATACGATATAATGGAGTTATTTATTGGGTATCTGAAACGGATGGTAGTGTTATTAATGGATTTGGTACAGTCATTGAGGAATTTAAAGTCGATTTAGATACTAGATTAATAAATAGACTTCATGGAGTGGACATTTATAATGCCACTTCGACCGAAGAAAAAAAAACGTATGAAACCACCTAAAAAACTACGTAAAAAGCGTAAACATATTATTAACAATGATATAACATTATTACCAGATAATATATTAAGTCAAATTAGATTTGATAATACACCTATTATACCACCTAGAGGTTCTATTCGTATTGCTTATTTACCAAATACTTATAATATTTTATGGAAAGTATCAACTTTAACTGTATTTGCTCGTACATTGACTCAATGGTTTGATTTATTTTCTATTTACAATAAACATGAACTAAATTTATGTGAACCTATAGATCCAAATCCTGAAAATCCTTTTTTTAACGGTAAAGATTTTTCAAATGAAGGTCTTACATTATTATTAAAAAATATTCGTTATAGATGGCTATTACGCAAATTTGTATTAAATATACGAAAACGAATTATGAATAAACGTATTATTGGTATTGAAGATTTATGTACAACTATACGTATTCCTGAAGAGTTTATTGTTCGTATATATGACTGGAAAAGTAAATCTATTTATTTATTTCATACACAAACAATTTTAAAGCTTATACTTGAAAAACTCAAATATAGTTCTTATGGTATTGCTGTTCCAAAATTACCTAAAAATCCTTATACTAATATACCTTTTACATTAGGACAACTTATTATTATTGTAGGACAAATTATTACAAATCTTGCTAAAAATCATCGTGTTATTCCAGATTTATTACTATCTTATCGTAAATGTAATTATGATATTGTTAATTTTTTTAATGTAAATAAAAAAGATTTACATATACATGCAGCTTGTAATTTTTTTTCAAATAAGGATGATACAGATGTACGTGAGATAAGTGGTGAAATTATAGAAGATATTTATACTGAACATGGTAAACTTCGTGGATGGACTACAGTATTAAAATATGTTAAAGAACGAACAGTGCGTCATGATTTATTAGTTAGATGGGATGCGTTATTATTATCGTTTTGGATATATCAAAATCATTTAATTTATCATGGATGGTCATCTTTTAGTCGAATGATAGACGAATTTTATGTATTACACAAAGAAACTCTACAGTGGCATCGTCATGGTTACCAAATTATATATCATCGACCAGTATCTACTACACAGGGCGTGCTTTTTATAACTACACTAGATGATGTGGCACAAATGTTAGAAAACATAGTCCTAGATAATTAGGAATGTCTGAAGTACATGCTCATCGTATCGCTCCCCGGTTATGGCTAGGTAATAAAATAGCTGCTTTGGATGAAAATTTCTTACGTAACGAACATATAACAGCAGTATTTAACTGTACAAAGGATTTTCCATTTTCTCCATCAGTTAGTCATAGATATCGTATACCAGTTGACGATAATTTGCGACCAGCAGAAATATATAATATGGAACGATGGGCTCCTGAAATTGTATATAAAGTTATCTCGGAATATAAAAAAGGTAGTACTATTTTAATTCATTGTCATGCTGGTATGCAACGATCTGCTGCAGTTATGGCGATGACACTGATTGCTTTAACAGGTAAAACACCTGATGAAGTTATGGTATATATACGTTCTATACGTCCTGTTGCATTTCAACCATCGGCGAATTTCGAAAAATCTATACGTGGATTTGATGCTCAGTTTCGTGATGCTATGAGTTCATGAAAGACTACAGCCCATGGACTTTTTGTTCCAACTGGAATAATTCCATGACTTTTATGACGTTCTGCTATTGACCATTCATCAGGAACGTCTTCTGGAAAATTATTATAAAAGGATTCGTGAAGATCATCGTTTGGAAATACAAATATATTATTTAGTTCAATTATTAGACCATGTGTTTTTATTTGAGTTTTCCAGTAGTTTGAAGCATTATATGTAACTAAAATAGGTGGACCTATTAGTTTATCTACTGGACTCTGGTTTACATTCC